TATGTTGTGTCAGTCAATCCATTAAACGTATGGGACTGGGAATGGGAATGGTTCGGCGGTAAGCCTATGGTCAAGTATGTCAAAATACTTGAATCAGAAGATAAAGAAAATTATTACTTAAAATGCTATCACCTAGGCACCGAAGAGTACCCAAGTTATTGGAAGAGTTATAAAGTAGGTAAGAACATCGCAAAGGGCGACGTTGAAGAGATAGGCAGTGGAACTTATCCTGCAGGTATGTCAATACCAGGCTTTATCGTTTATGGTCGTCGTGATCCACGTACAATCGATATTGGCGTTAGCGATATTGATAGCGCAAGTGACGCACAGCGTGAGCATTACAAACTAGAATGCGAGGCGTATACATCGATACAATTCGCAAAGACCATAATTCGCGCAGATAAAGGTGTTGCTATTCCTGTACATGCTGGTGCGATAGTTCGCGCTAGCGCAGGTCAAGTAGAATGTATTCCTGTCGATACTGGTGACGTAGATAAAGTCACAAGTCGCCAACGTGAGATATTAGAAAACATTGAAGGCTTGACTGGATTAGGTGGATTGCGTAATAGCAAAAATCAATTAGCCAGCGGCGTAGCGATTATTGAAGAACGCAAGCAATTACATCGTCTTGCTAAGAGCAAAGCACGATTGATGGAGATTGCCGAAGAAATGATATTCACTTATGCCGCACGTTTTATGGGTGTACGTTGGGCAGGTGAAGTAAACTATAATACAGATTATGAAGCACATGATACGAATTATAGATTAGCACTTATGGGTCAGGCAAAGAATCTTGTGCAGAATAATCCAATCATCGATAATCTCATCGCAAAAGAAATTATCGGTATGCTTGCTCCTGCTGAAAAGATCCCGCAATATGAGCAGGCTTATATTGATACAATTACTGATGCACAAGTAAAAGAATTGATGACGCGAGATAACGAACAGATCAATAGTCGTGATCTTGGTGATCAGATAACAACACCAGAGGCCTTCGGTGAAACTGAAGCAGTTTATGGTGATACGACAGAATATGATAGTGCTGGTGATACTTTGTCAGGATATAATGATGAAGGTGTAGGCACTCCTGTAACATATACAGGACAATCCTACTACACTAATCAAGCAATCGCTACACAGTTGACCGGCATTAACACAGGTAGATAATTCGTTTGTTACGATATAACTAAAGAGGAAATATGACAGATAATAATTTCGTTGGCTCCGATACAGCCCCTGAAGCAGAACAGGGTACAAATCAGCAAGTTGATGGTAAAGTAAATGCAGGTGCCATTCGCAAAAGCACTACATCAGGTATTTTGAACGCATTGTCACAAGCAAGCGGTCAAAATTTTGAAAGTGTAGAAGCAGCGATTGGTTACATCGCACGTACAGCCAGTCAACAACAAGTCGGTGGCTCCGCACAGCCAGTGGAATCAGAACCTACAATAGACTCACGCATGGGGCGTGACGTAGGCAATGATAGTACCGATCTACGCGATCAGTTCATGAAATTACAACGTGATCTTGCTCAAAAAGAGCGAGCATTACGTCAGAAGGAACTTGATACTGAAATATTACGTAATATGGGTGACAGATTTGATCAAGATTTGCAAGATTATGCTTTGCAAAAGATCAAGAGTAATCTAACATTCAAACGTGATGGCTCATATTCAATCGTTAATTCTAAAGGTCAAGAACGTTATGGCATGGACGGTAATCCATTAAATCTAAAATCATTGATTGATGAAGTTGCGCAAGGCAATCCAAAATTGCTCAAGCAAAATAATCTATCAAGTGGTTCAGGCTTGCGACCAGGACAACAAAGTTTCGCAGGTGCTACACCAGACGCTATTCCAGACTATTCAAAAGATCCTGCTGCCTTCAACTCATGGGCACAGAAGATGGGTCTAGGTAAGCGTGTTGGGCTGAAAGGCGCCGGCGTGACCGCGACTGTCTCAACAGCAAGTCGTAAAATCGTATAGCCAACTAAAGGAGAATTAAAATGGCATATGTACTAGGTGGCGGTAATAATGAAGCCGATGGCTTTACAACCGCTATTGCAAACTTTGCTCTACGCGCCATGCATGAAAGCACAGGTTTAGTAGAGTTTACACAGGTGGTAGCACCAAATCAGGGTAACCAATATTTGGTCCCTAATTTCGCTTAATTTGGGGTGAAATAAAACTGGGAGAATTGCTGGGACATCTGACTACGAAAGTAAAAGACAATCAGCAGCCGAGCGTAGAAATACGAAGGTTCAACGACTAGAGAGAAATCTCGTAGTGTCAAGTGACACGAAGCACCCAGAATCTAGAAATAGATTAAGATATAGTCTGATCTTTATAGAAATATAAAGTCTACGAAAGTAGAGTCAAAGATTAACGAACTTTGATTAACAAAAGCCAATCACATACCAAGACTATAACCCAGCCGGTTCAAGCGGCGGTGATGGTTTCGGTTCACCTCCACTAGCCGTCGAGCAGAATCCTGCTCTAGGTCAGGGAAGCATCACAGCAACTCCAGCAGTTGCAGCAACAGCATTTGACGTATTCTACGCATGGACTACATCATTTGAATTAGCCGCAACACTAGGTGCTGAACTTGGTGAGAGTTATGGTGAAAAAGTAGACATTCGCGTTTGCGAAGCCTTCTTATCATTCAAAGCAACACCAGGCAACACTAACTATTCACCAACACCAGCAGACGGCTTTGCTCGTCCAACTCAACTTGGTGCAATGGAATTGATTACTGCCGGTCTACCAAGCAATACCGCTGGTTGGACTAATGGTTTCACTAGTGCTAGCGTATTAGAACTAGTTCGTAACGTCAAGCAGAATTACAAAGTTGCTCGTCTACCAGGCACTCCAATCATCGTATTGGATAGCAATGGTGATGCTCCTACTCCAACTACTACAGCAACAGCAGGACAAGATGGTTCTTCATTGAATCGTATGCTTGCTGAATTGACTGGTGGTGCAGTAAGCCAATCAGGTGGATCAAACCTATCAGCACTTGGTAATGAACTATTGTCAACTGGACGCATTGAAAGCGTTTATGGTTGCGCAGTAATTTTCACTACATTCTTGTCAGACGCAAATCGCGTATTGCTTGGTCAACAGTCAGCAAGCCCAGTGCTTGTTGGTGCATATTTCCATGAGACAGCAATTTTCACTGTACTCAAAGAAGGATTGCAGATCAAGATGGGCGAGAAGCCAGGTGGACTACAAATGTGGTTGACTGGTCTTGCTTATATGGGTGCCGGTGTAGCCGATCCAAGACGCGGTGGTGCAATCAATATTCTTCAGCAATAATATTAAATTAGTATAGGAAAATAATAATATGTCAGTCCCCTATCAACGAGTTAGCAATGCAACAGTAGCAGATATCATATTCTATGATCCTGCTGCTGAAAGGCGCGCTGCACAGATGCAAGTGAATTGGGATGATTACTTTAAAGTAGGTAGTCAAGAGATCCTTTATCAGTTGGAATTTGGGTGGTGGCAAAAGTATTGCGACACGGTATTAGGGGCAACATATTACACTAACTTACCTAATGGTGCCTTGATATCAAGTTTCAATCCAAGTTTGCTCATCAAAAGTGATCAGACTTTAATCAGACTTGATACATTCATGGCTGTCAAGATATTCTACGAGAGCATCGTATCAGATGTTAGCAACGTCAACGATGTTGACAGAGCCAACTATGATCATGCTCTACGTAGATATCAGTTTGAATGGGAAAAAGCACTACAGTTGATGAATTTCTATGATCTAAACCAAGATGCTCCTAACGGACCTACAACGAAGTTAGAAGAGAATTGGACAGCAGACGTGGACTACTTCAATAATGATCGTAGGTTTTTCTGATGAGTAATATACCATTAATCGTAAAGCAGAATATTATTGACTATATCAAAGTAGTTACAGATACACTTGTACCTATCGTTGAAGTAAGTGGTCAATATCCATCTGAAGATACAATCGTGCCATATGGCGTCTATGTTGATGATGTTTCTACAATCAGTAGAGAAGTAAATCAATTAGGCGTCACAAGATGCGGCAGTGTCAATATTATTTGTAAGCGTTCAAAATGATCCTAAATGGATATTCATCGAAGAACGCATACAAGATATGAGTGCTGACGCAGCATTTTTTAATGGTTATTATGAAGTCACATTTACTCAAGATATCGTTATCGGTAATCGTAGTGAAAGACGTACCTATACATTTAATTTAAAACGCTTGAATTTTAATGATTAGCCACAAACTTAAAGGAGAACTACAATGGCTTATATAACAGTTAACGAGACAGGTGACTTTCCTGCTCTTATTCTATCAACTGATATTGCCAATTCCAATGTGGGAGCAAATGGAAATGGCTTTTTAGGTGGTGGAAACCTGTTAGTTGTTTCATGTCTACAAGATGTTACTATTACTAATAGTACTGGTATCTTCTCATGGACTGACTTTTGTTCCGCTAGTATCAACAAAGTCACTACACCAAGTGACAATGAAATTAGCACAAACGTCGTAATTGATCCAACTGACTGGTTCGGTAATGGTAGTGCAGCAGCAAACAGTGCAGCCAATTATGGATGCGCTGGCTTGAGCGAAAATCGCGTTGAAGTTGCTTTCCGTGTACAGATGAATAACAATTCAAATGTCGGAAACGCACTTCCTGCAAATACTTACGCATACCATGGTAAGGGTTACATCAGTAGCCTAGCACCAACTGTCAGCCCAGACAGTCCAGTATGGGTATCACCACTCTCAATCGCTGTAAATGGCGACATGAAGAGCGAAGGTTGATATTGTAAAAACAAGGAGAGCGAGGCAACTCGCTCTCTTTTTTAATAAGTGAGAATTTTTTATGAGCGAATTATGGTTGAAAACGACCGAAGAAAAGTTGCGTAGTTTGATCGCTGATGAAGCAAAACTAATGCCGATGTTAACACACATGGAAGCAACTGTAAGACAGATGAAAGCAAAGCAGGCATTTCGCCTAGCATTGCTCAATCAATTATTAGAAGAACACTATGATAAGTATGGTGGCAATTAATAAATACATTATGAATTAATTAAAAGGAATAACAAATGAATATTAAAGAATTCGCAAGCAAGCCCCAATTAGTAGAAATAATTTTAGACGACAAAGATTTGGTAGAAAAGTATGGTGAGCCAATTACTTTTTATACCTATAATATTGTTCGTATGACAACTTATTTTGATTTTTTTAATGCTCGTAGTAATAATGAGTTTGGCAATCTTGACAAGATGATGAAAGCCATGATTCTTGACAAAGATGGCAAACCAGTATTAGCAGTTGATGAAGATTTACCAATTGACATCGCTGCCGCGGCAATCAATAAGATAGGAGAAATCTTGGGAAAACCACAGAGCAAGGCATCGACCCTAACGACTGGAAATCAGTAAAAATGATTACTATAGGTCGCATGGCAGAAAAATATCATATGCTACCAAGTCAAGTGGAAGCAAATGCTACGACATATGACTTCATGATAACAGATGTGCTTGCTGCCTATGACAATTATCAACAGGCTAAAGCAAAAGGTGGTACTTTAGAACCTAACACTTATAAACTAACAACAGAACAATTATTAAAAATTAAAAACAAAACTAAAAAACAATGAGCAATATAGCACGACGATTGAACAAAGTATTGGAAACACTTGATGATAAAAACATCAGTCAAGTTGCTCATAAAACTTTTGTGGATAATACACCAATTGGTGATCCTAATCGTTGGAAAACAAAATATAAGCCAAAAAATTATAAACCTGGCAATGCTCGTCGTAAAACAGTACTTAAAGGTAATGAAATACAAGCAAACTATCCATATGCTAAAAGATTAGAAGAAGGTTATAGTAGTCAAGCACCCAATGGCATGACAGAACCTACGTTAAAAGAAATTCGTGATTATGTCTACAATAAACTAGGAATTAAAATCTAATGGCTACCATTGACAATTATAAAATTAAAATAACTGTAGACGGTCAAGAAAAAGTTGTTGACCTAATGGATAGTGTAGATGAATTACAATCTACCATAACTACAGCAGCAGCCGCAGGTATCGCAGCATTTACAGCATTAGCCACTAGTGCTGTTAGAATGGCTGATGACATGACTGATCTTGCTAATGCTACTGGTGTTAGCGTTGGTAAAATATATCAATTAAGTACAGCACTTGTTT